AAAGCAAAAAACCACCCGCACCGCCGCGCATGACAGGCCAGATGCCGCGGACTGCTACCTCTTCTGCTCCGGCAAGGCAAGTTCCAAGACTTCCGGTACAGCCGCAAGGTACTCCTCCTCTTCCCGCAAACAGGAGCGGAACGTTTCAGGAACGCATGGCCCAGCGGATAGCAAACGAGAACCTCGGTATCTTCGAAGCCGCGCTCAAGGAAGTCCTGACACAGAACATCCGCCCCTACAGCAAGGTTGTCGAAAACAGCGCCTCAAAGCTTATGCCTGCTATCAAGGCGTTGCGGGAACATAACATCGAACAGCGCAGGTTGATGCAGAAGGCGAAGCCGAAGCACGGGAGCGTACAGGCATGAAGAATGACTACTCCATCAAGCTTGTGAAGTCTGGCTTCAAACAACAGGAAGTAGATGAATTCGACCGCGACGAAAGGGAAATCGACAAGAGGATTTGTGATATCGTCGAGGCAGATGTCGAACACGCGCGCAACAAGCATCGCCAGATGCGCCCCCAGCGTGAATGGTGGTACCAGCTTTATCGCGGCAAGTCGCTTGGAACGGAACGCGAAGGCCGCTCGAAATTCATTTCCAGAGACGTAATGACTACAATCGAATGGAAGATGCCACAGTTCATGCGCTACTTCTCGCAGAACGGGCGGATAGTGCATGCCGTCCCTGTAGGTTCCGATGACAGAAACGACGCCGAATTGGCAAGCGCGCTCCTCAACTGGCAGTTCTTCACAGGCAACAAGGGCTTCATCCCATTGTATAAATGGTGCAAGGGAGCGCAGATCCTCGGCAACATGGTCGTGAAATCCACATGGGTGGACAGATATGAGGAATTCGTCGAGACATATCGTGTGCTGACGCAGGAGGAATTCGACGAGTTCCAGCGTCAATCTGAAGAAGAAGACGCGACTATAGAAATCCTCTCCTATGTCAAAAAAGAGATCGACAGGGTCGTCGTTCCCACAACCGACATCGAGGAGCCTTATGACACCGAACCCGTATATCAATACGAAGACGTCGTGATAAAACGCCTCGCATACAAATACAGAGGCCCGCAGATGACAATCTGCAATCCCGAAGATTTGTTTATCGACCCGGACGCTCTTGATATCGAGGACGCGCAGTATGTCGTTCACAGGGTCTGGAAAACGCTCGGCGAATTGTATGCGGATCAGGATGCCGGAATATACAAAAACGTCGAGGAGCTTGAGGCGGTTCTCGAGGACATGGACGCAGAAGCCGAGGCGGAAAAGATGGTGCGCGCCGCCGACAGCGAAACCGTTTATGGCAAGTTCGATAACTACATCTCGGATCAGAAGGCACGGCGGCAGGTGGAGATATGGGAATACTGGGGAAATGTTGATGTCATGGACAACGGGCGTTTCGTCCCGTGGCTTGCTGTGGTATCGCATGGCATCGTCCTAAGAAGCGAGCCGAACCCGTACATGCACGGAAAGCCTCCGTTCGATGATATCCGCCCGAATATAGACCCCTTCACCTACGAGGGCATCAGCGCATCCGAAATGATAGGCCCGTTCGAGGAAGCAAAGTCGGCTATGATACGGCAGACACTGGACAACATGTCATTCCAGAACAACCAGATGTGGGAAGCCGTGCGTAATGTCCACCCTGACCTTGACGCGCTTATGAACCCGAGACCTGGTCGTATCGTTCTCGTAGACAGAACAGGCGGCCTCAGACCATTGACTCCGCCGCCGCTTCAGGGTTCCACTATTCAGATGTTCGAATTCCTGCAGACGATTCTCGAAGCATTGACCGGGCAGACGCGCTACAACCAGGGATTGGACTCCTCAAGCCTGAACAGGACGGCTACCGGCATAACGCAGATCATGGCCCGGGCTGACATGCGCAACTGGCTCGAGGCCGAATTGATAGCAAACGGCGGTATGCAGTCCATGTTCGAAAAGTGGATGGCTATGAACAAGCAGTTCCTGCCAGATGATTACACGTTCAGGCTGTTCGGAAAGGTGTTCAACCTTTCGAGATCCGAGTTGTACTATCATTACGACATCACGATAGAGGTTGGAAAGGCCATGGCCGAGCAGGAGTCCGCGATCCAGCAACTCCTGAACCTGTTACAGCAGGTTCCGAACCTGTTGAAGATGGGTGTTGCAACACCGGACGATGCCTACAACATGTACACGGAATTGCTGAAGAGGTGGGGGTTCAAGGACTATGAGCAGTTTTCGTCAAATCCGGAATTCGTGCAGAAACTGCAGGGACAGGTGCAGGAATTCCAGATGGTGATAAAGTCGCTTATTGATGCAGGGTATGTCACGCCTGAGATGATACAGCAGGCGATACAATTGCAACAGCAGGGAGGTGCGGCAAGTGGAGGAGAACCAGCTGGACAGCGTACAGGAAGCCCAAATGAAGGCACAGTACCAGCAGGCAACAGAAATCCAAGGCCACCTGTCACGACTGGACCTCAGGGCGTTTAAGGAAATCGCCGACATCTTCAGCGGTGAGTTGTATACGGACTTCCTGAATACAGAACCCGGCTCGCAAGAGGCTGAACATTTGCATGCCAAGCTTCAGGCAATCAGCGAGTTTGTGAGATGGGTTTATAATCGAAATGAAAGTACATTCAGGTTTATACAAGATTATGAGCATCAGGTAATGAGAGCACCAGAATAAATAAAGGGAGGCCAGCATGATGGCGAGAAAGAAAAAGGCCACTGACGGAAACGTCACGCCTAAGCCAGGAAATCAGTACCAGCCGCCGCCTGAAGTATTGAACGATCCGGATTTGCCGGAACAGTTCAAGAACATCAGGTTGTATGACGAGGAGCCTGAACCGGAAGAGGAATCAGAGTCTACCACCGGCGTCCATGAGACTGAAGTACCCGAGGAAGAAGGGAAAGGGACTTCTGATCAAGACGAGACAGGTGGAGATGAAGAGGAATCTGAAGAAACAGGTGCCGACGAGGAAGAAATCGAGACTGGGGAAACCGGAGAGGAACCTGAGGAACCGGAAGAAACCGAAGAAAAGCAGGAGCAGGAAGAAACAAAGCCTGAGCCGTTTATCAGCCTGAAGCACAGAGGCAAGATAATCGACGTGCCGAATACCCCGGAGGGTATCGAGAAGGCGAGAATGCTCATGCAACAGGGCTTTGAATTCGCTCAGAACATGACGAAGATAAAGCCCTATCTGAACGTTATCAAGTTCCTCAACGAAAACTCGAAAGTCTACGATAACCTCGTCAAGGTCATGAACGGCGAGGCGGAAAAGCTGGTCTCTGAACCGGAGCCGGAACAGGAGGATTACGTTCCTCCTGAGATGAACGACGACGAGACGACTGAAGAGTACAACGAGCGTGTGCGTGCCGACATGAAAGAATTCTACAGACAGCGGTCTGAAGAAAAGGCACGTGAAGAGGCGCACAGGCAGGCAATGGTACAGCAGGTTATTAATGAGACGCGACAGGACAGGATGTTCCAGCCGACCATGATACGTTTTAACAATGAGCGGCAGAACAACATAATTCCTGAACCTGTCGTAAGGCTCATCGACAAGAACCCTGACGCGTTCCGTTACTTCTACAATGCGCAGAGAACACTCGCTCAGTACGATATTCTTTTCAACGCTCTTCGTCAGTCTGGGATTCTGAATGAAGAAACAATAAGGCGCATCGCGTCTAATCAACAGCCTAATCCTCAGACTCAACAGCGGCCTCCGGCGCAACAGCAAACTGCACCAAAGGCACCACCGAAACCCGAGGGCCAGAAGCCCCCGAAAACGGAGACAAAATCTAGACGAGGACCGTTGCACAAGGGCAAGACGACGAATCCTAATGAAATCGATTGGGAATCCACAGATCAGATCAAGGCACTCGACTTGAATGAAATCAAGAGACTGGCCGACAATCTGCCCTGACGTCCTCAATTAGGAGGTAATAAAAGTGGCACTCACAACCACGACAACCATTCCGAGTGGTGTACAGGAGCTGTACGACAAACTCCTTCTCGCCTACGCCCAGCCGAGACTGATCCATGGCCTCTGGGCGCAGAAGAGACCACTCAAGAAAGGACACGGCAAACAGATCAAGTTCCGCCGTTACGACAAGCTTGCCAAAGCGAAAACGGCGCTGACCGAAGGCATTACGCCTGCAGGGAAACAGCTCTCGGCAACCGATCTGACTGCGACCATCAATCCGTATGGAGACTACGTCACTCTCACAGACATGGTTATCCTTACTCAGGTAGACCCACAGGTAAAAGACGCTCTGAGAATTCTCGGCGACCAGAAGGGTGAAACAATCGACGAGCTCATGCGTGATGTGATGCAGGCAGGGACTTCAGTGTACCGCGCAAATGACGTAGCTGATCGTTCCAGCATCATTACGAAACCGTCGACAGATGACCTCGACAACATCGAACGCCTTCTCGACAGGAACAATGCACTGAAGGTAACATCGATGATTAACGCAAGCACCGGGATCGGCACCACGCCTCTTGACGCGTGCTACGTTTCCGTATGGCATACCGACGCCAAAAAGGACCTTCGCGCACTCAATGGGTTCATCAAGGTCGAGGAATACCCGAACACGTCGAAAACGCTTCCCGGTGAATTCGGCACCTACGGCAACATCAGATGTTGCGCAACTACAGAGGCAAAGATTGTACCTGATGCAGGTGCTCCTGTATCTACAAGCGGTCTGAAAACTACTTCG